GTCAACGACCTGAGAGCGGATTTCTAATCCAGTGGATTAGAAAACCTAAGTACTAACTGGGTTAGCACCCGAGTAGGAAAGGTTTCCAGACATACAAGGTATGTAACCGAAATCACAGCTCAAATAAATACTAATATTTAAATGATAATAAATAATATATTAAAAACTTTAACATATCAAGTATCAACTATAAGTTCGGATTCTTTCAAGAAGCTTGATTCTATTCCGAGACGTAACTTTTCAGTTGTGTCGAAAAAGAAGAAATCCCGCTCCCCGTCTAAAAACGGTTCTAAAGTTGGTTTCAAAACCCGAGGGACCATTAATTGTAATTTAGGATTAATGGTGCCTATATTTAATCCGATAACTCAGCATTCTGAGTCGGATATTAAATATTTCTTCACAAAGATGGTAAGTGTACATAATACCCTGATCAAGGATCTTGGTATTGTATACGGAACTAAACATTACAAAGCAATTTGCCAGTATTGTTTACTTCTTTGTGAGGGACACAGTCCACTTAATGTGGACCGAGTGTCTACCGGTAAGGTTGATAAATGGCCCAAAGTTTTTGGGTTCTTAAGACCTATCTATCATTCTATCGTACCCACCCTAGGTGGAAAAGTACGAGAACCTAGTGTAAGAGTCGAAAATCTCAGACTCTTAAAGACTTTATTTAATGTAAATAAAGTCTGTTCCGATTACTCAGGAATTGATGTCAGCAATTTGCAGACAAAATTTGAAATTTCTCGTGAATGGGAGGACTCTTTTAAAGAGTATCTCCTAAACACAATGGGAGAACCTGAATTACTTGAGATCCATGATCTAAGAGTTCAAGGTTTCCTTGGAAATAAGAAGGGGCCTAACGGCGTATCGAAGATTGAATCAGCTGGGATGGAAGCGGCCAAGCTACTTTCATCACCACTACACAATCATTTTAAAATGATTTGTGAGATCACTGATAACCTTCCCTTTTATGAATACTTTCTGCAACATGCAGAAGAATTCACTATTAACAATCCCAATTATGACTTTAATAAAGTCATATTAAGAAAGTTAGTAGCAGTTCCCGATAAAGGTAATAAGTCTAGAACAGTCGCAATTTGCGATGTCTGGACTCAAATGTTAATGGAGCCGTTTGAAAACGTGCTCAAACATAAGATGAATCAAGAATTTCATGATTCAACTGCATACTTTGACCATGCCGAAGGATTTACTAAAGTAAATAACCTCGAAAGCCGCGATGATACAATATCAATCGATGCTGAGCAATGGACAGATAACTTCCCGGCTCGGGTTCAATACCTAGTAGTGAACCAGAAGTTCGGTCAACAATTCGCGGTAGCTTGGCAAGGCCTAGCTATTACGTGTTATTGGAACGTCGGAAATTCCGATGAGAAGATTAAGTATGGTAAAGGACAAGGCATGGGAACCAAGGGTTCCTTCATGGCAGCGTCATATTCCGATCACCATGTGATAGAATATACCTATCTTTCAAAATATGGAGAAATTCTACCATATATGAAAGTAGGAGACGACTTGGTTGTAACAGATCCGAAGAACTTCTTCGTAGATATGTATAACAATCTGGGTGTCCCTGTTAATTTAACTAAAACTAAAGGATTAGCCCCTAACGGGCATTTCTTAGAGTTTGTTTCAAGGAATAGTTGGAATGGAGACGATTACTCGCCCATTTC